TAGAAATACATGTGTCCTGGAAACACAGTACGTCTCATTTCATTTTCATCTTGATGCACTATGTTCTGAACAGAATCCATCTTCTGTTCAATCGTCATCCTAGATGGAAATGATTTTATTTTTGTGGAAAGTTTAGCGAGTTGTTGTCTGTACCACAACGGAGTTTGTGATTCTCCATTGGTTTGTTCTCGTATTGTTTCAAATATAGTAATTTTTCTTGGCGCTTGCTCTTCACCTGCTTCTTTATAACCTTCAGAATTTTTAATAGCTTCAATTACTTGCTCTGCTGACATGCGAGAAGCATTTTTGATCTCATACCTAGATGCTATTCCACGTAATTGATCTCTGGTGTAGTCACTTAAAGAGCCAAGTTCATATCCACTTAGATGAGACCATCTATCAATATTATTTGTGGCGTATGCTTTTGGTTTTAAATTATTCTTCTTTGCCATTATACTTTAAGGTGATCTTCTGTTAGAATAAGAAATTTCATTTGACGGTCTTCACAAAACTCTCTTGCAGCTTTCCACTTTGCTTGATTTTTAATAAAAGTTGATACCTCTCTTTTCCAAACAGCTGTTTTTCTTTTTGGTGTTCTGTTTGGACCTTCTACTTGTTTTTTTGGTTTAATTTCTATGATGTATTTTTGTATATTCCCTTCTTTACTTTTTATTTTTACATAAAAATCTGGAAAGTATCTATGCACTCTGCCATCAGTGGGGCATCTGTAGGGAACAACAACTTCTTCGCTTCCCCACTCTATAATATTAGCAGTTGTGTCACAAAAAATCATAAACTTTTTTTCCCACATAGAACGATAGATAATTCTTGTGGGATTACCTCTATATTTCTGTGGATTTTTAGGTTTATAGATCCCAGAATATGCCATAAATACATTATAAACCGACACTAGTATTTAGAGTGGCAGGATCAATCAGCAACTTCATGGCAGCCATCAGTGCAAATGGTGGCATGTCTATGACAAATGGTTATGATGTGCAATTTGATTTATCGTCTACACCAGATTTAGCATCAAAAATTAAAGCATTAAATATTGATGTTAATGATACTAATGATTCAACAAAACCAGGATCATTGATTAATATGTTCTGCGATGAAGCTCAATTACCAAATTTTCAATTTGCTACTGGACAAATTAATGGTAGATATTTGGGCAGAGGCAATTTAAATTATCCACATACCAGGATAATTACTGATTTTAATTTATCTTGGATGTGTGATTCTAATATGACACCGTATAAATTTTTGTTGGCGTGGTATAATTATATTCAAGGAACAGATATAGAGGATATATCTTCTAATAGCTTAAAGAATTTCAAGGCAAATAGTAAAGAATACGATCAAAATTCTTCAATAAGATTTAGATATCCAACTGATTATCAAGCAACATTAAGAATAGCAAAAACAGAGCGTGGAAAAAATGCTCCAAACTCTAGAACTTCTTTAGTTCATGTAATGTCTAATGTTTATCCGTATGCTATTGATGCAGTTCCATTGTCATATGGAACTTCACAAATAACAAGAGTAAGTGCTAATTTTTATTATGATCAGATAAAAACTACCACTTCTGATATTCGTAAATTTGGTGGATAAATATAGATATATCGAATTGATTTGATTTAAATGGCATTACCTAAAGTTGGATATCCTACATACGAATTAACATTACCTTCCAACGGAAAGACAATTAAGTATAGACCTTTCATTGTTAAGGAAGAAAAAGTTTTATTACTTGCTTTAGAATCAGAAGATGAAAAAGAAGTGAAGCAAGCAGTTAAAGATTTGATTAAGAACTGTGTGCAAACTAGAATTAAAGTTGATGATCTCCCATCGTTTGACCTTGAATATCTATTCATGCGTATCCGTGCAGCTGCAGTTGGGGAAATCATCACTTTGAATGTTACTTGCAAAGATGATAATACCACAAAAGTAGAAGCAAAAATTAATATCAATGATATTAATGTAGTTAAGCAAGAAGGACATACAAATAAAATTATGCTTACTGATACCATGGGTATCATTATGAAATATCCTAGCATGGATAGATTTATCGAAACAGAATTTTTAGATAAATCTGTTAAAACAGAGGAAGTCTTTAATTATATTGCAGAATCTATTGACCAAATTTTTGATGGCGAAGATGTTTGGGACTCTTCAACAACATCCAAAAAAGAAATGGTCGAGTGGGTTGAAACTTTAACTGCAAAACAGTTTGAAGCAATTCAAAATTTTTATGAAACTATGCCTAAATTAGAGCATACATTTGAAGTTACTAATCCAAATACAGGAGAAGTATCTGAGTATACTGTTGAAGGAATGCAGAATTTTTTCGCATAGCACTCTTCCAAAATGGTTTGGAAGGGTATTACAAAACTAATTTTGCGTTGATGCAGTATCATAAATACTCTTTGACTGAGATTGAAAACCTCATGCCTTGGGAGAGGGAAGTATATATTGCGTTGTTGAAACAGCACCTCAAAGAGGAAGAAGATCGACGTAAGCAACAACAGTAATGGCAGATTCAAATCAATTTAAGTTATCAAAAAGAATTAGATTTGTCAGTAAACTTCTTGGCACAGAGACTGCATTTGAATTATTTGGTGGGAAAAAACTTGGTGAAGGTGCTTTTGGTAAAGTATTTGCAACAAAAGGATCTGCAGTAAAGGTAGGGAAAGGTAAAGAAGGAAAGTCTTCCCTTGCAAATGAATTAAAAATTCTCAAGGAAATACAGAGAATTAAATCTGCTCCCAAATTATTGGGTAGTGGTAAAGGATATCTTGCATTAAAAAAGTTTGAAGGGAGTCCTTTATATAGCAAAGAAAATTTAGCAAAGATAAAAAGCGATCCTACTTTTGCTGATTATATTTTCAGAAAAATTGTTGAGGCAATTGGTGCATTACATCGTAAAAATGTAGCACAAAGGGATTTACATGGTGGTAATATTTTTATCACCAAAAATTATCAAGTAAAAATTCTTGATTACGGACAAGCAAAGACTGGTTATGCATCTGTATATTATGAAACATTTTTTGGATCAAATTCAGATCCAAGACAAGGTGCTGTTGGGTTAGTATATAATTTATTTGAGAAAACTTCTTCCTATAAAATATACTACGCCCAATTACAAAATGCAGTAAAAAGAATTTGCAAAAAGAAAGGTATAGATCCAAAGATAGCTCTTCTTGATTATGAAGATATAGATGGGGATGAGGAAGCAACTGACAAATATTTTGAGACATTGCATGTCTTAGCTTCACCGCCAGAAGGAGATACATCTGATGTTCCAACGTTTTATACTTTTCTTGATAGTGGATTAAGAATCAATACTAGAAATCCTGGTGGCGTTAGGGATACATTTGAATCTGATATTAAGATAGGAAATAAAAGTAACAATAATAAATTCATAAAAAAAGCAATTTTATCTTCAAATAATATATCATCCTTTGCCAATAAAAATATACCAAAGGCAGAAAGTGGTGGAGTATTCAATGCTCAGGGAAAAAAATTACCTGGATCCGAATCTTATGCAAAGGCAATAAGACCTATCAAGAAAAATGGAAGAGATAATACTGAACTTGCTGTTTCATCTCTTATTTCTTATAGAGTTTTCCCACACACAACTGAAGGTATACAAAAAGCTGAGAAAATAATATCAGCACATGATATGTGGTTAGTTCCTTCATTGATGGATGGATATTATTACAATGGAATTGATAGTGATTTAATGACGGGAAATATGACCCCAGGGATTAGATTTATTGCTAATGCAATGCGAGAATTTTATGGTATATCATCTTCTGGTACTGAGTCGGCAATAGATACAAGGAAATCGGCAAGACCAAACACTCCACCTGGAATTAAAATCAACTGGTTTTCACTTAATCAAGTTGGGCCATCTGTTTGGATGAAGTTAAAGGCACAACTTACTGGCAAAGGATATTTTTCTGAAGTAAATTTATCAGAAAAAGATGCCGATGAATTGATTGCTAACATTAAAAAGAGTGGAGAGTTCCCTTCACTTGAAGATGATTCTGGTATACACAATGAAGTATATCAGAACTGGTTAGTAGATACTTACCTACCAAATTATAGTAACACTAAAGTTTATAAACCAGAAGAAAAATTTGGTGATGATATTATAGAAGATCTTGATAAAAAATTACAAGATGATTCTGATAAAATTATGGATGCTATTGATGAGATCATTGAAGCAGATAATAAAAAATATGAGGACTTTAAGAAGCAACTTAATAAAAAGGTAAACCATCCAAAATTACCACCAGATCTACAAAAAATTGAACCACGTTATACTTGGGGTGTGCATGGATCATACTTTTTAGATTTTGAATCTGATATTGATAAGGCAATTTATTATGCTGTTGGAGGATCAAAAAATAAAAATAAGAGGGGAGAAACTCTCAAAAAAAGAATTAGAGAATGGTTATTTTCTGTTACTGGATTAAATTATTATGATGATTATGAAGAAATAAAAGAATATAAAAATAAAATTCTTGTTTTTATTGTTACTGGATTAAGAGAAGACACAATTGAAGATGGTTATGATGGATTAGTTATACCTCCAATTTATGATGGACCGTATCAAGATCCAGAAGAGGATGAAGAAGAGGATGAAGAAGAAGAGGATGATGATCTTTATGGTAACAGCTTAGATGATCTTCTTGGAAATGTGAGAGATGAAGAAGCGGAAGATCCAGAAGATCCAGAAGAACTTAAGGATCAGATTGAAGAGAAGAAAAAAGAGCTGGAAGATGCTGTAGAACAAGAACAAAATACAACTGGTCGCAAGACACTTGCTGAACGAATGCAGGAAGCATTTGAAGATAAATTTGGAGAAGATTTTGAAGAAGATGAAGATGATGACGATTTTGAGGAAATAGATTATGAAGAAGTACTCAATAAAAAAAGAAAGGAAACAGGAACTAAAGAAAGAAAATCTTACTATGTTTCTAATACAAAACTACTGCAAGGTATCACCAAGAGTTTATTGGCAGTTACTGGGCAACTTGAGCAAGTAAATCAATCTTTAATTGAACAAAATCAATTACTTCAAACAAATGTTGATCTCAATTTAGCATCTCTTGAAGCATTGCAAGCACAGGATGATATTCTAGCAACTAAATTTGATGCTATACTCAATGCATTCCAACAGCAGTATGAAGCAGCGCAGAAAGCAGAAGAAGAAGCAAAGAGATTAAGAGCAGAGCAAAGATTAGAATCAAAGAATGGTAGTTCTGGATCAGAAACTCCAGATGATCTTACTAAAGGAGGAAAGGGTGGAGGAAGAAAAAATAGAATATACCAATATTTTAGAGAAAAATTAATAAGACAATTATATAGAAAACTACCAAAACGAGTAAGAGCTTTGCGAACGAGAGGTAGAAAATTACAGAGAATGCCTGGTAGAGCAGTAGGAAGAGTTACAAATACTGTTGCCAGTAGAATTTCTAGAATGCTTCCTTCTAAAGTATCTAATTTTGGTAGGAATATTACTACAGCTAGATCTGCCGTGAAGGGCATGGGTGGATTCTCTAAGTTTAAAGGTGTTGGTAAAAATATTCCTGGGTTAAAACAAGCACTCGCTGTTTGGGAATATGGAGATAGAAAAGCTGCAGGACAATCTGATATACAAGCGTCAATTGGTGTTGGTGGTGGACTTGCTGGTGCTGCTGCTGGCGCTGCAATCGGAACAATGCTTTTCCCTGGTGTTGGAACTGTTGCTGGTCTTTTAATTGGTGCTGCATTTAGTGCTGCTGGTGGCTATGCTGGATCT